AGGAGCGCGCTGAGACCGTCGCAGAGTTCGCGCGGCGGCTGAAGGACATCGATGATCGGAAGGCGACGCTGCTGGCGATCACCGCGCAGGCTGAAACAGCATGACCGCACATCTGCTCACCTGCACCGCGCGCGAATACTACGCGGACCCCTGCGCGGTGCCGTCTCTGACGCAGTCGATTGCCAACACGCTGCTCAACGAATCGCCGTTGCACGCATGGTCCGAACACCCCAAGCTGGGCAATCAGAGGAAGCCCGCGACCAAGGCAATGGACAAGGGCCAGTTGCTGCACAAGCTCGTCTTGGGAGAAGGGGCAGAGATCGAAGTGATCGAGGCCGACAACTACCGCACGAAACTGGCGCAGGAAATCCGCGACCGCGCGATTGAGCAGCACCGCGTGCCGATGCTGGCGCGCGAACATGCCGACATCATGGGCGCGCTTGAGACGATCCAGAACAACATCCGCGCGTTCGGCGTTCACCTGGATGGCCAGTCCGAGGTCGGCATCGAGTGGACGGAAGCCGGTAAAGATGCTGATGTACTTTGCCGCTGCCGGATCGATCACCTGACCGGCTCGACCATCATCGACGTGAAGAAAACGCAGTCCGCGCACCCGAAGGCCGCCGCGCGTTCGGTCATCACGTACGGCTATCACGTCCAGCAGGCGGCGTACACCAACGCGCTCGCGGCCTTGAAGCCCGAACTGGCCGGCGCCATCGACTACATTCTGCTGTTCATCGAGGTCGAGCCGCCCTATGCCGTGCTGCCGGCGCGGCTGGACGGCGCGTTGAAGCAGATGGGCGAGATGCGATGGCGCAGTGCCGTGCTGGCGTGGGAGCGGTGCCTCGCGACTGGCCACTGGCCGTCGTACAGCGAGGGGATTGCGCGGCTGGAGGCTCCACCGTGGGCCATAACAGAACAGATGACAGAGACAATGGAGGAGACAGCATGAACGCAAGAGTATTCGAAGACAAGCCCGCAGTCCGCGAAGCCACCCCGCTGATGGTCGGGCTGTTCGGCACCAGCGGCGGCGGCAAGACATTTTCCGCGCTGCGACTGGCGACCGGCATCCAGAAAGTGACTGGCGGAGACATTTTCGGCATCGACACGGAGAGCCGTCGGATGCTGCACTACGCCGACAAGTTCAAGTTCAAACATGTGCCATTCGGCGCGCCGTTCGCCAGCTTGGATTATCTGGCCGCCGTCGAGCACTGCGTCAAGAAAGGCGCCAAGGTCATCATCGTGGATTCCATGAGCCACGAACACGAAGGGCCTGGCGGCGTCCTCGAGCAGCACGCGGTTGAGACACAGCGGCTGGCAAAGCTGTGGAACGTCTCGGAAGCCAAGGCGCAGATTGCCGCGTGGTCGGCGCCGAAGCAGGCGCGGCGGCGAATGATCAACACTCTGCTGCAGATCAACGCCAATTTCGTGTTTTGCTTCCGCGCCAAGGACAAGCTCAAGATTGTGTCTGGAAAAGACCCGGTTGACTTGGGTACCATGCCGATCTGCGGCGAGGAATTCTTCTTCGAAATGACGTTGTCGTGTCTGCTGATGCCGATGGACAAGGGCGTGCCGACGTGGAAATCTGAGTACCCCGGCGAGCGCATGATGATGAAACTCCCCGGCCAGTTTGAAGCGATGTTCGGGCAGCCGCGGCAGCTTGACGAGGACACCGGACAAAAACTCGCCGAGTGGTCGGCTGGCACCGTGCGCGCCCCCAAAGTGACCCTGACCGAAGCCGACATCGAGCGCATGGTCGATTCGATGGACGTGACGACGATCCAGATGCTGGACGCGGCCTACCAGGCAGCGCGAGAACAGTGCAAGGCCGCTGGCGACAAGGCGGCGCGCGATCGGATCGTGTCGGTGTATGAGCAGATGAAGAAGGCGTTGACGGCGCCGGCATCGGACGCCGCCTAAATGCCCCATCCCCGCAAACTAACCCCCGCCCAGGTCGCCGCGATCCGCTCATCGACCGACGGTCCCGCCGCTGCCGGCCGCCAGCACGGCGTCTCGCACCAGACCGTCGCCGCGTGTTGACGTGGCAGACCTACAAGACCCCGGAGCCGCGCGGCGCCATCGCGAGCGTGATGCCATGACCCTCACCCAAGCCATCGATGATCTTCACACCACCCGCGTGCTACTGTCATGCCGGCAGAGTGATGCAGCGCTCGCCGCTGGTGACCTGGATGGGGCGCTGCGTCACCTGTCCATGGCGATCAATCGCTGGCACGCCCAGCGATTTGACCGCATGATCGATGATTTCCAGACGACGCTGCGGGCACAGCGCCCGCTGCAACCCGACCACCTGACCGATGACAACTACCCGGACTCAACGGTGCGCAATGACCTGGACCGCGTGAACAACGAACTGTGGGAGAGGGATGATGACTGACGACACAAACGACTGGATCACCAACGCCGCCGGCAATCGGGCTTCGATTACCTATTTCGGCAGTAAAGAGGCAGCAGAAGCGGCCTTGGCATCGCTTGAGAGCTGTCAGAACTGTACCAACTGCTCGGACTGCTCGCGACTGCTCGGGCTGCTCGGACTGCTCGGGCTGCTCGGGCTGCTCGGGCTGCTCGGGCTGCTCGGACTGCTCGCGCTGCTCGGACTGCTCGGGCTGCTCGGGCTGCTCGGACTGCTCGGGCTGCTCGGACTGCTCGGGCTGCTCGGGCTGCTCGGGCTGCTCGGACTGCTCGGACTGCTCGGGCTGCTCGCGCTGCTCGCTGCTCGGGCTGCTCGCTCGGACTGCTCGGGCTGCTCGCGCTGCTGCTCGGACTGCTCGGGCTGCTCGGACTGCTCGGGCTGCTCGGGCTGCTCGGGCTGCTCGGACTGCTCGGGCTGCTCGGACTGCTCGCATGTGGCCTTCCTGCACGATAGGAAAGACATCATCGCGCAAGCCCCGCCAGCAGGCTCTGAGAGCGGCTGGAAGATGCCTGAGACGCCGGTCATCCCGCACATCCACCAGGCGGTGTACGAGGCCGCCAGTCAGCCGGCGGCGCTGGATATGTCGGTCTGGCACAACCAGTGCGCTGGCCGGAGAGAAGGGTGCCGCGCTCGAAAAGGCGACCTCTACGCTCCACGCCGCCATGCGAATCTACCGTGCGTCAGATCCCGACTGGCGCATGTCGAACTTCTTTGCGTCCAACGATGAAGCACTGGCCGACATGAAGCGGCTGGCCGAACAAGGGAACAGCGCCGAACAAGGGGGCAGCAATGGCTAACTGGCTCACCACCCTGGCGCACTCACTGCTGTGGTTCGACAACACCATCCTCGCGCTGATCGTATTCGCGTTCGTGGCGGGCTGCTGGCTGCTCAATCGCGCCCGCCGCATGGGGCCGTGGATGCGCTGGCCGCGCGGGCATAGTCATTCGGCGTATTGGAGGAATTGGAGGTGAGTCACGTACAGTTGCGTCGCGGCGATGGGACGACCACCCGCCAGATGACGGATGCCGCTGAAGGTGCGCTATTCATATGGTGCAATGGTCACTTGGACTACCCAAGGCAGCTAGCGCGCAAGTTAGGGCGCACTGATCTTAAGATTTATTCGCCAAGTGCGTTGGAAAATCATTTCCTAGCTGGTTTGAGGTTCCCAGCTATCGTCCTCGATCACGCGTGTGATTTGACGGCTGACCAGATTTACGGCTTCAACCGATTGCTGACGTTCGTCAGATAGTCCGAGTTGGGCACAGGAACGGACGTTTTAACCTACATTTACCGAGGAATTTATGGACATCAGGCAGGCGATTTTGAAGGCGGCGGATTGGATTGAGGGGCATCCCAGTGAATTTTTATTTTCGTCCTTCCATCACGCCCATCGCATCCGGGCTGTGGTACGCCTGGCTGCGCGTTGGGCTGGATCGGCACGTTCCTTTATGCCGACGCTGAGCTCAAGCCGTGGCCATCCTTTGGCTCCTGCCTGCCGGATTTGGGGTTCAAGGATTCACTTGACTTCTATTGCCTACTCAGCGAAGCGGAGAATGGCGTCAAGCGAAATCCAACAGCAGTTGGCGGTCCGACGCATTGGGCATATGACGCTAGCTGGGTTTACAAGGCAGAAGGCTGCGCCCGCGCCCTTCGCCTCTACGCCGACAAATACCACCCCATCATCACGCCCGACTGGGAAGCGATGGCGAAGCCGGGTGCGGTGCCGGTGCAGAGAGTTACGGAGACCTAAGACGGTGAGCCATGTACGACGTTGAATCAGTCCGCCAAGGCGCAAAGCTAATCCGCGAGGGGATGGCGAAGCTCAACAATGGGCCGCTCGACTATTACCTGACCGAGTTGACCGATTGTTACCAGCTGCTGATTGACCGCTTCTCCCCGTACAAGATCGGCCAGCGCGTGATGCTCAAGGAGACCCCGGAAATCAGTCTTGAGAAGTCCTGGGGCTGGATGGCCGGCAAGCATTTTCTGGTGAAGGGGTCGATAGCCAAGGTGGCGACGATCAGCGCCAGCGGGCGCGGATTCAGCTATGGGCTGCATTTTGAGAAGGAGACATGGATCGACCGCGAAGGCAAGGAGCAGCCAGTGGATAGGCCCGGTTTGTACCTATTCCATGAGGACGCCATCAAGGCCGTCCGTTAACCAAAGAACCGAGAAGCATTATGAGTCGAAGTGACGTTTACGGACCAGATCTCGGCAGAAGTCCTTGGCCAGTCGGCTCTCCAGCGCCTAAACGGATATGGGCATGGAAACGGCCAGATCACCACTGGGAAGTCAGGGTAGAAAAGCCGGAAGAGCCTGAAGCGGTAGAGTACGTTCTCAAAGAACGGAGCGTTGACGGTATCCGCTGATAAGCGTATAAGCACATCATGACACCAGAAGATCTACGCCGCCAGTTGGCCGACCGCGTGAACGCTTCCAGCCAGACCGCCGTCGCCCGCGAGCTGCGCGTCAGTCCGCAGTACCTGAACGATGTACTCAGGAATAGACGCGAGCCTGGCGAGTCGATCCTAGCTCCGATGGGGCTCGTGCGCGTGGTCAGCTATAAGAAAGCCCGCGCTGCGGCGCGGAAGGGGAAGGGATGAATAATCTATGGACCCGCACCCACCGCCACATCAAACCCGGCATGATCCCGCTTACCGATCCCGCCGAAATCGAATCGGTGCGCTCGAACGTGTGGGATGAGATCCACGGCTTCGAGGTTGATGGCGTGGTGTACGGGTATGCGTACAGCGTTGAGCGGTGGCGGAAGGTTCGCAGAGAGCCACGGAACGAAACATGAACGAGGGAGAAAAGCAGTGACCAAATTAGAAGTGCTGGAGAAAGTGCGACAGATTCTGCATGACCGTTGCGATGATCCATCCGCACAAATCATTGCCGAGGGTGAGTCGCTAGTAGCCATTGGGAATGCCCTGAAGGGGCTCGATCTACATGAGGCCCGTGCTGTGATTCAGGCCGCACATGACTTGGAGGCCGCGTGACGCGCTATATCATCCAAACCGGCGACTACACCACGGAGCAGGTCGCGGCTAATCTGACCGACGCGGTTATTGCCGCGTTCAAGAGACGCGCTCCGAAGGAGCCATCATTGCTCACGCGAGCACGAAGTTTGAGAGGCCGGTGGAACTACATATCCACTGAAGCGATGCTGAAACAAGCCGGCTACAAATGTCGGGACCGCTATGTTTCCAGCGCACCAGAAGGTCAGAAGCCGTGACCGTTCAGGGAGTCTATGCAAAAGACGTGCGGGACTGGGAGCGAGAGCTGGCGGAGGCCGGATGGCGAAAGGTTTACTCGCACGTCTGGCAGGCTCCCTGCGGCTGTATGTTCCGTGGGCCGTATGGCGCGTGGTTGCAAATGCAAGGCACGCACCTGGCGAACCATATCGCCTCTGGCTTGCCGCCACCTTCAACGGCAACGGAGAAGCAGCCGTGACCTTCGATGATGACTTTGTGCAGATCGGCATGGTGCGCACGCCTCTCAAGCACCTTGGCTTGGAATGGCCGCCGCCGGCGTTTATCAGGATCAACAATCATGGAGAGCTACCGGACCTGCTTGTGAAACGATTTCCGATCCGTTTTTGGAAATGGCAGCTAAGTGCGATGCCGAGGCCGATGTGGTGCGCTCACGAACCGGCCGCTGGCGCCGAAGGTCTGCCCACCACGTAGCGAGTAACGTCAGGAGCGGAACTATTGCATGAGTTGGCTCTTTTCGCAGGCGCTGGAGGAGGCAACCTTGAACGGTGTTCCGACCGTCGTTCGCTGGATCTGGCGTGTGCGCGAGTTGAGCGGGACGCATACTGCGCAGCCGTCCTGGCGCAACGGCAAACCGATGGCGCCACTCCCGCTGCTACCGGAGCGCGTGGATCCGTGACCGTCACAGACGTTTGACGGAAGTACGCGATGGCTGAGGCCATAGCCGACGAATGGTTTCGGGAGGCTTTCCTTGCCAGGAGCATCGGTGTCATGTGCGGGCGGCGGAGCTGGTCGTTGACGGTGAGCGTTACCGACATCGGCGCGGCACGTGGGTTCACATGGCGCGGATCATGTCGAACGAAGTTCGGCCCCGAAACGTCTACGTGCGATGAACTCGCCAAGGCTCACTTCAAGGGGGCTTGGAACAGTGCACGGGAACCTGAGCCGAACGCGGGTTCGAAGCGCAATGGGGAGTGCTCAGTGCAGAAGCCGACGTCGGCGCCTTGCACCCGCAGGGAGAGAAGCCGTGAGTCGCATGGCCACGCAACGTGCAGTGGTGGATGGCGGGAGCATGTTCGAACCGATAGTCGACAGCCCAAACGCCGCGCTGCCGCCCACGCGTGGGAGCGAGCGGCGAGGTCTGATGGCTATGGCTCGACACCGCCAGTCCGCTGCGGGCCTACAGACCCGGACCCGGAGAAGCGAGCGCGCCATGGTGCGGAGACCGTGATTAGCACTCACGGCGCCGACCATGACGCGCGTGGCCAACGCCAACGGCACGGGAACACAGAGATGAGCGTACACAGTCGCTCGGAGCCGATTGCGCCTAAATGTGCGTGCGCCAAGAGTCGATGCGCCGACGGGATGGCACCGCTGAACGCAGCGGCCGGTGGCCATCCTGCACCCGACGTGGGTCGAGCTGGCAGATGCGGAGTGGCACGACCGCAGGTCGGGACTACGCACTAGAGCCACTTGGCAATGGACCGGTTCCGACGATCTGTGGGAGCTAACAGCATGCGAGAATGCGAACCACATGACAAACCAGATGACCTTGGTTGAGCGGTTGCGGGAGTTGGCCCGTCAATACGACCACGCGTGGCATACAGACTGGGCCAGAGAAGCCGCGGATGAGATCGAGCGTTGCCACGAATGTATCCGACTGTGGGGGAATGCTTGGAAAGGCGGTGGCAATGGCTGGCCGATACTTCAGACCAGCATAATTCTCAATGGAGAAGGTCCGAGAAGCTGGCCTGAATCATCCGCAGCCGAACCACAGAGCACGAAGCCATGACAAACCAGATCAGCATCCAACTAGAGGCTGGCCGCGATCCAGACGGCGATGTGTATATAGACATTTACTATGACCGCACCAATCAGTTCTCGATCAGCGCAAGCGAGCAAGGGTGCATGAATTGGTGGTGCATGATAAATGGCGTGTCGCATCACAAACGTGGTCACGGATGCGCTAGGGACCATCATCTACCGCTGCTGAATTCATGCTTACCAGCCGAACCACAGAGCACATCGCGAGAGCAGGCCGGTGAGATTGCTGGCGAAGCCTTGACACGGACACTTCAGCGTTCACTCATGACCGAAGCAGAATTAAAGGCGCTCATAAAATGGGCCTACGAACTGACAGAGCAGGCGCTATGGCTGAAAGGCCATGCGGCGCGGAAAGCGATGGTCAAGGCGTGCGCGGAGATAAATCAGAAATTCAAGGACGTGGCTAGATGATTCATTACCACGGCACACCGATGACGCCTGACGCATCGATGGTCGAAGCATTTCAAGGGCGGCACGCAATGGTGAGTTTCTACCATCCCAGACAAATCGACATTGCCACAGAAATCTGTCACTCGGTCGCGCTGGACAACGGCGCGTTCTCGGCATGGATGGCGAAGAAGGATGCCGATTTCGACGGCTATGCTGCGTGGGCACAGCAGCGGCTGAAGCACCCTGCCGTGGATTGGTGCCTGATTCCCGACGTGATCGACGGCGAAGAGGACGATAACGACAGGTTGCTCGCTGAATGGCCGCTGGACGGCGCAGTGTCGGTCCCGGTATGGCACCTGCACGAATCCTTGGACCGCCTGGAGCGGCTGATATGCGCCTACCCGCGCATTGCGTTCGGCAGCTCCGGCAAGTGGCGCGAGGTCAATACGCCGGCTTGGTGGCACCGGATGGCCGAGGGGATGGAGGTCGCGTGTGACGGCGAGGGGTATGCCGCGCTGCAAGTTGCACGGCCTGAGAATGCTGGACCCGACCGTATTCAGTCACCTGCCGTTCGCCAGCGCCGACAGTTGCAACGTCGCCCGCAATGTCGGCATAGATCAGGCATGGAACGGCCCCTACGCACCGCGCTCGCGGGCTATGCGCGCCTTAATCATGATGGAGAGGATCGAGGCCCATGCGTCGTCGCGGCGCTGGAATAGCAAGACGGCAGGGATTCAATCTAACTTGGAGATGATCGGATGAGACTGGACAACTTTGAGGATCGCGGCAGAAGGCGCAAGAATCCGAAGGCGAAGCGACCGCCGAAGGCCGAGCCGAAGCCTGCGCCAAAGGAAAAGCTACGCACATGACAAATCTGCGAAGGTTCGATGTCTACGGCAAGGAACTCATGGAAGGTGAGCCGGACATGGAGTGGTTTTGGGTAAGGAAGTGCGACCATGATTTTGAAATGCAGAGAATGAACGACGAACTTCAAGCGTACCGCAGTCTCGCAGGCATAGGGCTGAGAGGCACCGATGAGGCTGATGAACTAGCCAAGATCACGCCATCCTGGGAGCGCGATAAGGAGGCTTATAGGCGCGTTCAGAAACGCGACCTTGAAATGATGAGCGCTGTCGCGACTACCGTGCGTGAACAGTACGCTCACGAACCAGGAGTGACTCAGCCCAACATCCCCGATTGCGTGGAGGATGTGCCGGACGCTAATAGCCGCTATTTTCACGGTCTATACGCAACACGAAATGTGGGTGGGTGACTGCATGGGCGGCGCTCTTACGGCGTGTGTGCCGACATCATGACACTGCGCAAATTAGAGTTTGCCGATTTAGATGCCTGCCACCGCCAGAGCCGCGCGCTACACGGTCACGGCGAAGTGGTGCGACCAGAAGCCGATCAAGCGTGCGTTCCAAAGGATATGCCGCGTGACTGACTGGCTCACCCTCAACTGGCCCTACCTGTGCATCTGCGCCGGCCTATTCCTCGCCGGCCTGTCGGTCGGCTTCTGGCGCATCGAGCGCAAGGAGCGATCAGCGTGGGCGGCAGGCTATGAGTACGGCGTCATTGTGACGCGGCGGAAGTATTCGGTGGTGCCGGTGCAGAAAATCCCAACGGTCAAGCCTGCGTGATCTGGCTTGCGGCATGGCTCGTATTGAGCGTGCCGGTGGGGATCGCGCTAGGCCGCTGTTTCAGCGGACGATCATTGAGCCGGGCAGCTTGCCCATGGGGGAGTAGCGATGAGGCTGAGTGCGCCGCCACCCCAGTCATTGACGGGTGCCCAGCACAAGTAACCTACGTCATTATTTTTCGCCCAGGCGTAGCCACCGAGCGCGCCTAATCCCTGAGTCTCCGTGATGATGATGGGATAGCCGGCGGCGAGCACCGCTGCTGGGTATCCAGTTCCTTTCGCGTATCCATATACATGCCATGCGACGCCGAACTGGCCGAGTGGATCGGGATTGCCGTTGGCCGTGTAGGTGGCTAGCCATGTCTCAATCTCACCTGCCCAGCCTATGGGAGATGCGAGCACGAGGTTCGTTGCGCCTTCGCCGCGAATCGTTTGCAGCATCGCGTTCATGCCGGCGACGGTCCATGTCTCATCCGTCGTCTGGATCTTGTTACTGGCGCCGTTATCCTGCGCTAGAAACTGTGTCTCGGTGCCCCCAGCGAACATCGTCATCGCATCCGGCCCAGGCGCGTTGTTGGCTCCGACCCAATTGCCGTAGACGTTCGATCCGAACGGCTCATTGAACAACTCGAAAATAACCGCTGGATTGCCCTTGAAGGTGTCGGCGAGCGACTTCCAAAAGGCAATCGAGTGGTTACTATCGGCGAACGAACCCTGTCCTATTGGGCATCCGCCCCCAGGGTCTGCCCAGTGCAGATCTAGGACTACATATAGCCCAGCAGTGGTCGCATCTGACACCGCCTTCTCGATGATCCCCTGGTATGTCGAATTCGCACAGGCTGCCGGCGCGTACCCAAGCCAACTAGCCTCGTTGAGTGGAAATCTCACCGTGTTGATGCCGGAGCCACCGTAGTTCGCAAGCGACTGCCAGAACGGTATGCCGGCCGCGGCGAACTGTGGCCAGCGATCCGGAGCATCGGTTTCCAGGCCGCTGACGTTGGTGCCGATGATCTGGACGGTCGAGCCATCCAGCGTACTGACCAGCTTCGCCCCCGCTGCCTTCACGCCGAATACCGCTGCGGTCGGCGGCGGGATCACCAGGTTCTGTGCAGCGGACTTTTGCCACACCTGCGATGAATAGATTGTCATCCCCTGCACGCCGCCGCTGTTCATAATCAGCATCAGGTGGCGGAAATCAAGGATCGACATATTCACGTCGAAATAAGTCGGCCAACTTCCACCGCCGCTATATCCCTGATTTTGTGTCGTTGGGGCACCGGCCTGCGTGGGGGTCGGATAGTGGGCAACGTCGCTCGGATCGTGATAGTTCCAGTAGCACGGGCGCGTCGGTGTCGGTCCTGTCGGCAGTCCGCCCGCAATCTGCACGCCGTCGAAGAAGAAAGCCAGATACCCCTGCGTTGTGGTCGTCTGTCCGCTACCTGTCGCTGGCACCCACAGCATCCCATACTTGTGCTGCTGGCCGAAATCGGTGCCGACAGGTACGGGCGTTGAACCTGACGACCCACCCACGATCTGATGCCACTGGTTGCTCGGCCCCCAGTTTATCGCGTTGCCGCTCACATGATTGGTCCAGTTGGACATGTTGATTTCAAATCCTGACGGATGGCCCCCGGCGACCGTGAAGTCGTACTCCATCATGTCGATTTCGATGTAGTCATCCATGCCGCTGGAACCATCCGCATTCTGCAACTGCGGCACTGACGGCCAGAAGGTGGATGTGGTCACCGGCCAGCTTTTCGTGTACGGCGGCCCCTGGCTGGTATGTTCCAGATCGACCAGCCACAGCGCGGCGGGTGCCATGCCTGCGAAGTTGTTGTTCTGGGAATTGCTGATCGTCGCGGTCACCTCCCAGTACATGCCTCCGCCGTAGCCCACGCCGACGAATCCGTTTGCATTGTTAGTCGAGTGCGCGCTGCTCAGTGCAGCAACGGCCGTCGTGTTGTCCTGAAGACTTATCGTCCCGTCCGCGTTCTGGGTGTAGTTGGATGGCGGAACCGTCGATCCTTGGAAGTTCCAGGTGTACCAGTTGTACGCAGTCGAGTTGATTGTGGTGGAATTGGAGGTGAGCATCGTGTAGCCAGCGGCGGCTGCCGGCGCGGGGATGCCCGCGGCCCCAGATGATGACGAGCCGCTGCTTGATGACGAGCCGCTGCTTGAGGACGAGCCGCTGCTTGATGACGAGCCGCTGCTTGAGGACGAACTGCCGCCCGACGAGGACGACAGCGGCGACACTGAGGTTCCGGCGGTAGGCACCCAACCGGTCCCGTTCCACGACCACCACAAGCCCGCACCGTTTTGCTGCCAGACCGTGCCGCCGACGTAGGCCAACTGCGTGACGTTGGCAGAGGGGGTGGCGACCGCGTTGCGGTAGACCACGCCTCCGGTGACGGTCCACTTGGCGCCGGTCGCATCGGTAATGCTAGTAGCCGGCGGGATCATGGTGCCTCCGCTGGAGCCACCAGAACTGGAAGAACTCGAACTTGAGGAGGACGACGAGCTGCTGGAGGACGTCGAGGAACCGCTAGAGCTTGACGAACCGGAGCTGCTAGACGAGCTCGCCGAGGAGCCGCCACTGGAGGACGATGAAGACGAGCCGCCTGAGCTGGACGACGAACTCGAGGACGAGGCCAGCGGCACTCCGCTGACGTAGTACGGCACCCCGTTAACGTAAATGGTGCCGGTGAGCGGCGGCGTGACCTGAGCGAAGGCGGCTGCGCTGACCGCAATGAACGCGGTGATGAGGTATCGCATGGTGGACTCCTAGAACGGTCTGGCTGTCATTGGATTGCCGGCGAGCGAGGATCCGCCCATGGCAGGATTCATCATCGGCTGCGCGCCCATGGGCATAGGACGCGCCATCGGCTGTGGCATCCCCATGCCAGCACCCATCGGCATCGGCTGGCCCATCGGGCTTGGCATGCCGCCCATGGCGAAGTGCGGCATGTGAGGGCGCATCGCACCGGGACTGACGTGAGGCAGCGTCATCGAATGCGCGATGCCGCGGTTAAAGCCGCCCATTGGCTCAAGGCGATTCAGCCCCATCTGCAGGCCGCCGATCGCCATGCCTGGGGGGCGCATACCTGGCGGCGGTCCACCGGGCGGCATCCCCGGAGGGCCACCGGCGCCGGGCGGAGGGCCACCGGGCATCCCGCCCATCTGCTGCGCGCGCTTGGCCGCGGCCATGGCGGCGATGCGCTGCAGCAGCGCTGGGTTGGGCTGGCCTTGGGGAGGCCCACCTGGGCCCGGCTGTGGCCGCTGGCTGGCCTGCGCGATATGGGACAGCAGCCCCATGACCGCCTGGGTCAGGATGCCGACGTGCTGCTTCAGGGCGGCAAGGTCAGCGTGGGTGGAGTCGTGCTTTTCGGTTGCCATGGTGTCACCTATTTTGCGCCGACCGGCGCAGTAGCGAAAGTTCGGAGGCGTAGCCGCCGCGGGCGTAGCCGGCTTGGGATTCCAGTGCCTGACGCAGCGCCGCCTCGGCGTGGTCCTCAGCGGCCAGCGACGCGGCGGGGCGTGCGCGGCCGGGATGCGCAGCCATTGCCGCCTCGACGTCTGGCGTGAGACCGTATTGATGGTGCAGACGGGCGAGTACGGCGTCGGCGTCTGGCAACTGGATGGCAGATGCCCCCGGCGCCGGGAGCGCCAGCGGTACGCGCGGAGCCGGTGGACGCGCGAACCCCGGATGCGACTGCGCCGCGGCGGCCACATCCGGTGTCAGGCCAGCGCGCGCCATGCTTTCCCGCAGTGCGGCAATCTGGTGCTGCACGGCAATGTCATCGTTAGACAGTGGGATGGCCACATCCCCCGGCGCCGGGAGTAGCCCAGCGTTCGGCGGTCGCATCACGTCGGCTGGCGCGCCAGGATGGCTCACGGCTGCGCGCTGCACGTCTGGCGTCAGGCCCATGGCGGCGAGGTTGCTTTCGGTGGTCGCGCCGGCCCCGGCGTTAACCGTGGCTGGTGCCGGGAGCGCGGGTACGGCCTTGGGCGGCTGCACCAGCGGCGGCTCACTGCGGTACTTGGCCGCCAGATCCAGCAGCCGCTGGTCATACGAGGGTGCGCCAAGCATTCCCTGCCCGCTGTCGGAAAGCATGAACTTGCGAATCAGGTACGGCGCCACCGTCCCCGCCGCCGCCGTCGCCGCCAGTATGGGATGGCCGAGCAGTGCGCCTCCGACCCCTTCACCAGCCACCAGCGCCGCAAGCTTCGATACCCCGGCCCCGGACTTTGGGACCGCCGACACCTCGGGGAACTGGTCAGCAAAGTCAGCAACCAATTTGAAACCGCCCGACAGCGGCTTGTCGCGCCGCATCTGCGCGGCCAAGTTCAGCGCGTTGATGTCGTTGCCCTTGAGCGCGCCGAGCGCCGTGTAGTTCTTGGCGATGCGCGTGCTGGCGTCGTCCCACGCATCGGCCAGCGCCTTGTTGCCGCTGGACTCAAGATTGCGGTGAATCAGGTCGCTGACCGCATCGGCCGCCGCGCGCTGACCACGCGCCAGTTGCAACGCTTGCGGATCGCCGGCAAACCCTGCCGTGAAGTTGTCTTTGGCAGAGTTGTTCAGGAACTTGAACATGCCGATGGCATCTTTGGCTGACACCTGCGGCTGGCGCAGCGAGTCCACCATCGCGGTGACCTTCTCGTTGGCCTGCGCGCCACTGCCGGGATAGGCGCTCTCAAGGTCAGGGCCTATTTGTAGGATGCGGTCTAAATCGGCGTTGTAGATGTCATCGTGCGTGATCGGACCTGCCTGCTGGACTTGGCCGTAGACCTTTCCGGCATCTTTGATTTCAGCCTTAAGCGCGTCGCGCGTCAGTGGCTGGTCCTTCGGCAGACCGAGGTCATCGCGGATAATCGCGTTAAAGCCTTCCGCGTTCCGGGCCTGCATCGCTTGGCGCGTCGCTGCTTTTCCAGAGATGCTCTCGGCCGCATTGGCTGCCATGCCAGGGTTAATGGCCGTTGGCGGCGCGACCAAACCTCGAGCGCGCCCTTGCGCCAGAATGGCGTCGCGCGGCGCGTTGAGTGATTGCTTGGCAGCCTCCGCAGTGGCGGCATTGGCGATTTCCGGCGCTGCGATCGTCGAGCCGACCGCGTTCGTCTCCATTGACCCGCTGCCGCCGCCGATTGGCATGGCGCCTACTACGTCGCCAGTCACGCCGCCAAGTGTATCCAGCCCGGATTGGACGGGCGCCGGAAGTGCGGCCTCTACCTTGTCAGCCGCTCCCTGTATCCCCTGAAACGGCGCGGCCACGGTGCCGGCGACCGCCTGACCTTCTGGGCTTTGCGGCTGGGATACAAAGAAATTCCTGACCGCAGTCTCCGTGCCTTCCGGGTCAAATGGCTGCGTCGGCGCGGGCTGTCCTGACGCGGTCATGGCGGCCGAGTATTCCTTAGACGGTCCCAGTAAATCGTTGCCGGCCTGCGCCATGAATTTGGCGATCTTCGCCGCCGGCACGCCGTACATGCTCTCCAGCATCGGAAAGATATTCTCCGCAATGCCGCCGCCCCAGCCGATGGCTCGCTGAGTTGCGGTCGATGGCGCCTCTGGCGCAACGGGCTTTGCGGTCGATAGGTCAAACCCAGACGGCGCACTGGGCGGCGCGTCGGTGACAGGCGTGGCAGTTGCGATGTCGAACGCCACTACTTCACTTCCTCGTAGTCTTTTCCGTTGGGCGCGACATAGGCTTTATTTCCCTGCGCATCGACATGCAGCGCCCAGCCTTTGGCGTTCGTCAGCGGAGGCGCAGCGGAAGCTTTGGAATCGGCAGCAGCCCCTTTTCCAGCCAGCCCCTTCTGCTGCATCAACTGCTGCATGGTGGTGGTTCCCGGCTGGCGTGACAGCGCGATCGTGTCCTCCACCGTGTACGGGATGTCCTTGCGCAGATCGGCCAGCCTCGCGTTGATCTTCGCTTTCTGGTCGGCGGTTACGCGCGGGCTATCGACCAGCGACTGCAATCCGGTCTCGATGATCTGTCGCGCCTCTGCGAGCTTCCCTAGCCTAGTCCCAAGTGTGTCGCCGGGTCGCGCCTGAATGGAATTCAGCGAATCGGTAAACGATCCAGCGGGCGCCAGTCCCGCCTGTTCGATGCCCGCGAGATTTCGCGACAGGCCAGATACCATCAGGTTGTACTGCTGCACATCCTCGTCGGAGAGTTTGTTTTTGAGCGAAGCCGCTATGGTGTCCATGGCGCTGTAGCCGGGATGCGCGCCGTAGCCGCCGAGCAATCCTGTGTCGGCTCCCATAGGCAACTGCGTGATGTTGTGCAGCGATGCGGTGCCGAGGTTGAGTGCGTTGATGACGCGGTTCTGGAACACGGCTTCGCGGGAACCAGCGACGGCTGGTGCGTTCGGATCCTTAGGTCCGCCAGTGATAGGCACCAGCATCTGCTGGCCGGCGTTGTCTGGGTCCGGTGCCCACTTGTAGCCGGTCGGAGGCTTCTGCGGCCCCTCGCCGGGCACAGGCGGTACGTGCGTCAGCTTTTTCTGAAATTCCTCAAGCGACGCCTTGTACTGCGCCGTCCCAGGCACCAGCCCCTCATCCTTCAGCAACTGCTCATACTGCGTCACCTGCCCCGCAGCCGGCTTGACCGGCGCCACCGGAGGCAACCCCTCCACCCGCATAGCCGCAGGCGCGATCTTGGCCTGGTCCGCATACCGCTGCGTCAGCAATTTCAGCTGCGCATTCAAGCTACCCTGGTCCGCATCGTTCATCCCCATGTCGTAGCCGAGCAGCTGCTTCTGAATGTCGGCCTGCTTGTCGGCCGCCGCGCCCATGGCGCCTGCGTAAATCTGCCCCCAGCCGCCCGGATTCGACATGTGCTGCGCGGCCGCCAAGTTCATCATCTGTGGCGCGTTCTGCTCGAGCGTCTGCCGTGCGCGCAGCAGGATCTGGCGCGCCTGCTGGGCATTGAGGCCGTACTGCTGGAGCAGGCGCTGCTGCTGCGGGTCGTTGCCCGAGTTGTTGGCGTCGAACTGATTGAGTTCCTGTTCGGCGCGCGCGCGTCCCCGGTCCGTGGTCGACGTCTGGGCGTTGTCGGCCTGCGCGTCCTGAATCGCTTGCGGATCAACCTCGCCGGAGGTCTGCGTGGTGTCGTCGTCCTGGGCTGCTGCTGCGTCTGCCATTTACCCCACTCCTACCAGAAGACCGTTGCCGCCGTTCGAATTGGCATCGCCTGCCAGAGAGATCATATTCTTCTGAAAGTCGGTCTCGCTCATGCCCCACGCCTTCGCACCTCCGGTGCTGTTGAAGAGGTCACTATAGGCGGCATTCGCGTTGGCCAGATCGGTGGTCGGATTGTTGGCTGCTGCTCCTCCGATAAATGCTGTCGCACCGGAACTGGCCGGTTGGAGGCTCTGCTGGTAGTCAGTGTAGGCTTGATCCGCCTGGTTGGTGGCCGCCTGTCCGAGCCAGTCGTAGGCGGTGTTGTTGGCTGCCGAACCGTTCGGATTGACGCGATACAGTTGGCCTGAACCCTGCGCCTCGTTGTTACCCTCGCCGTAGCCGATGCCATCCATGGCGGCGATGGCGTTGCCAGATGGCAGTTTTCCCTCCGGATTCTGCGTCACGCCGGGAGCCGAATTGAAGGTCAGGGCCGGCCCGCGCTGATTGCCTTGGATGATGCCAGCGATGACGTCTCCAGCGACGCCCGCAGCTGCGAGCGGGACAGCTACTGAGCCAAGGGTGGAGAGCGCCCCGAGCGCCCCCGTGCCGGCGCCTGCCCCAGCCGAGGCCGATGTCAGGGCACTGGCCGGCGCAGCCCCAGCGCCTGCATCGGCCGCACCACTGGCGAGACTGCTGGCGATATCGCTGCTGATTGCCGCATCCCCGGCGCTTCCGGCCGTGGACAGCCCCAGATCGCCGACCCCCAGATCGCTGGTGGTGTCGATGCCCAGATCTGCCGCCGTCGGCGCGCTGCCAAGGCTGCTGACCAGTTTCGATCCCAGCCCGTAGAGTTTATATGCGTCGTAGCCACCCGATAGCGTGTTGCCGATGCTCGGATTCTTGATCGCGTTGTAGATGCCGGCAATATCGCCCGCACCGCCCAGTGCCGTGCCAAATGCACCCAGCGATGTCCCGGTCGCCTTGGTATAGAGGTCGCCAAGCCCTGCGGCACCCCCGATCCCGGTCGCCACCCCTGGGTGGGAGACGGCGTTGTACAGGCCGTAGATGTCGTTGGCGGTGCCAAGCGCCGAGCCCGCCGTGGTGCCTGACAGGCCCGTCCCGCCCGTAAGATTGCTGCCGGTGTTGTAGAGCTTGGCGGCCGTATTGGCGTCGCCCAGCGCCGCTCCTGCGCTCTGGGCAGCCGATGGCGACGCCGATGCCGCCCCACCGGACGAGGATGGCCCAAGCAGCGCCCCAAGAGCGCCAGCGAGCGTACTTGTGGGGGCCGCCGTTGAGGCGGCCGGCAGTGACGGCATGGCGGATGACGCCGCTGACTGCTGCTGTGCAGCAGGAGACGTACTAGCATCCGCCGGCATGAAAATGGCGTTCGGAGCCGACAGTAGGCTTAAGTCTTGGGCTACGCTGGGCACCTCGACGGCTCCCCCGTCAGCGGCGGTGAAAAGCGGTGGTGGGCGCGACATGCCGCCGCTGGCATAGCGGATCAGGCCGCCGCGGGCGTTGTCTGTATAGTCGGTGTAGCCAAATCCCGGCAATCCTTGGTTCGCCGTTGCCCAGTTGATAGTGGTCGGATCATTGGGCGTCGTTCCGGTGTAATTCGGCGAGTAGGCCGCGCTTGTGTCCGTGTAGGGGTTAGAGAACTGATTGGAAAACGCCGTCGGCGCCGTCCCATCGGTGGTCCCGGCGCCCGCATTTGTGGCCCCGGCGCCATTACCCGAGCCAAACAAACTGGACGCCGCCCCCAGTATCCCGCCCTTAGAGCTACCGGTCAGCAGAGCGGCTAGGTTCGCCAGCGACGAACTGGCGGACCCAGCCGTCTGCATCTCGCTGTACGGATTCGGATTGGATGCGTTTACCGTCGTGGTTGAGCCGCCAGGGGTGCCGGTCATGCTCTCCAAGAGCCCCAACTGGCTCAGTTGCTCGGAATTCCCCGTCCCTCCCAGCTGACCAGCCGCCGTACCCAGCGAGCCGAGCGCATTGGCACCTGTGAGGCCAATCTGCTGCTCGCCGGTCCCAAGCGTCCCGAGTTCGCCCGCGAGCGACCCCAACGTTGACGCGCCCTGCAGCTGCGCGCCCTGCTGCTGAGTGGCGAGCGTGCCGGCGGTAGAGGCCAGCGCCGCCTGGCGCGCCGCGTCGGTGTCGAACAGCGACCCGGCCTCCTGATAGCCAGTGTTCGCCGCCGCCAGATTCTGCGCCTGCAGGTTCTGCTGGGTGAGGTCGATCTGCTGGCCCATCGCGGTGCCCATCGGTGAGCCGGCAAAGTCGCCGTTCGCGATCGACTGGCTCTCCACCGCGGGCAGGATGTTCTGTTGCAGGTTCTGATTGGCGAGCGCCGTGTTGTAGCCGGTCACATCCGACAAGTACGGCGACATGTAAGAACTGACAGTTGACGGATTGGAAAAAGTCTGGTTCGCCTCGCCCATGTAGGGCGATGCTGCCGTGGTGCCGGAGTTCGCAGGATTCACCGCGCTCGTGGCGAGCGATGACGCCTGACCGATGCCTGGTTGCGCGAGTGAGAGGCCGGAGTTCGTCGGACTGGTCGCGCCGGAGACCAGCGATGAGGCTTGCCCGAGATAGGGCTGCGCGGTCGAGAGCGGGGATGCGGTGTTGCCGAGGTTGCTGACGGTCTGAGGCACCAAACCATTGGCTGCTGAGAGAAGGCCGCTCGAATATTGAGTAAGCCAACTTGGAAGTGTCTGGCTGGTAGATGACGACGACGTGACCTGCTGCGGGTTAGTTGGGCCTAGCAGGAAACTTGAGAGACTGCTCATTCACCCTCTCCCGGCAGATACTTCTCAGGCGGCTTCGCTTTCATGAACTGCTTGCCCTTGACCATCTTCTGACCGGCGTGCTTACGGATGTTCTCGCGCATCGCATCGAGCTTTTCCGCACCGGCATCCGACGAGCCGTTTCCGAGCGTCGAGACGGTAGAGGCATCCATGACGTATTCCCCGCGTGCGAGTCGCGAGTTGACGTCATCGGAAGTGCCGTCGCCAGATCCTTGAATGAACCTTTGCCCCGTCTCGCTAGGCGCCGCCACCGCGCCAGTGGTCAGGGAGGATCCGCCCATCTGCGGATCCTGCATCCCGCCCCGCGCCTGACCCGGCGCCGACAGCTGGTAGCTCGGCAACTCCCCATACGTGTACCAGCTGCCGGCTTTTGGCTTCGGCGCTCCGGTCGGCGTGGACGTCTGAAGCGATGCTGACTGGCTGGCAGGCTTGCCGTACTGAGGCGCGGTGGCGTTGTGGTAGAACGCGCCGGCGTAGGAGGCTGCCAGCAGTGGCAGATAGCGCGCGGAGAGGGCCGCCAGTGACGTGCTCGGATCCTGCGTCTGCGCGGCCTTCATCTGGTTGGCAATATTCTGGCCAAGCATCGGGCCGCCAAGCGCCCCACCGATCGCGCCGTATTTGCCGCCGCCGATGGCCCCCAAGCCAGCGCCCAGCAGCGCGCCGACCAGTGGATTGGACAGCGCGCTGGTGAGGGTAGAGCCGCTGGATGACGTGCCGCCCATCTGCGGGGGCGCCATGCCGTTGCTGTCCGTGTAGCCGCCAGCGACCGACGATGGTGCCTGAGCCGGTGCCTGAGTCGGTGCCTGGGCCTGCGGCTGCTGGCGCGCCTGCGCGGCCCGCATCATCGCCTCGTACTGCTGCATCTGCATGATGCCGGCGTTCTGTTGCGCGGCAGGATCGGTGGCGTAAGAAGGCAACATAGCGCCGTTCGAAGGGTCCAAGTAGCCGCCGCCAGGTGCTGGAATCGGGTCACTCATATGGGAACCTCACTCAACACTCGCACGAACGTATCCGCCCATGGGCGCCACGTCGGATAGCCGTCGGGTGACGGGATTTTGTACTGCGACAGGCTCACCTGCCGGCTGACCGCGCGTGCCCAGTGACGCCAGCCATCATTGTCACGCACCACTGGAAACTGGCTGACCGATGACAGCGCCAACGACATCTGGTTGCACCAGTTTGCTGGCGTCATGCCGGCTGGCAGTACCAGTCGGATCGCGCCGCTCACGTCAGCCTCGCATCGGTCGGCGCGACATGCACGTATGGTGATCCCATCTGGAAATCTCCTCCCGGCGTGTTGCTCTCGAATCTGAAGCGCGCGAGCCGCCCTTCTTCCTGCATCGGAATGATCTGCTGCGTCTGGTCGAGATTGCCGGTAGTCGGCATCGGCAGAAAGGTGTGCATGGGGCCGTTCAACACGTTGCCGCGCGCATTGGCACGAGAGATCATCTGCATCGTCATCGGACCAGCCTGCACGAAGTCTGGCTCCACATAGACCATGTTGAGCCCGTGCGCGTCATTGGCGCGCAGTAGCGACATCTCGCTCGTGGTGATCCAGCTGTCGATCGGCAGCACCGTCTGACCATCGACTACATCGGTGCCCACATCGTGCAGCCAGATCTTGTACAAAGCAGAACTCGCGGGCGTCACCCCTGTCATCATGACGTTGGCGAATACTTTGACGAACTCGCCCGAGGTGCGACCATTCCCAGGCAACTGCGTGTCGTACCAATACTGCTCGTTAACATTATAGATCACCGCGTGCGTGCACTCGGTAGCGGCGCCGCGCGGATAGCACCACCAGATCTCTCCCCAGCGCGTATCCACGAAGGCAAAGCACTTCTGGCGATAGGTCATGTTGATGTTGTCGAAGAACCAGTTCTTGCACATCGTGTTCGGCAGCTCGGAGAGCGCGCCGTTGAAAACGAAGAAGCGGTCCACGCCGGCCCAGTAGTAGATGCCGTCATACTCGACGATTCCTCGAGACGACATCACGGAAATGGTGGCTGAGAGCGTGTCGAAGTTCCAATTGCCAGGCCCCGATGCTGCCGCCGTGTACGTCATGCGGATGAGCGAATCGAGCGACCAGAAGAGGCCCGCCGGCCCGCTCGATGAGCCGCGCAGAGGCAGGCCCTTGACGATCTTGTTGCCGGTGATGTATGCGGAACCGGCGCCAGTGGCCGCGTACGTCGCGCCCCACTGCGTTATGTTCCCTGGCACGCACCAGTTGACCAGTCCGGCACTTCCATAGGTGAAGAGGAACGGGTAGAGCGCCACCACGCCGCCGCTGACCTGCGGACTGGTCGTATCAGTGAGCGCGCCATTCCCGCTCACGGTGCCGTAGTAGACGCTCGTTACGCCGCTTTGCGTGATGTCCGCAAGGTTCTGGCCGGGGTGCGCCACGATGTAGCTGTTGCCAGAGGTCTGGTCGTAATAGATATCGAACTGCCAGTCGTTCAGCGCGGTTGCGGTCAACGCGGATGGCGTGCGATCGTAGGACTGCAGCAGCTGCTTGTTGGCGTTCAGCACGTACTGCTTGAGGTACGTCTGGGAGCCGCAGTGCAGATAATCCTGATTGTTCAACGCAAAGCCGTTCATGCCGTAGACCTTTTCCGGCTGCGTGTTTACCACCATCTGGTAGCCGCGGATCTTACGCGGTAGTCCGCGCTGAAAGCGGCACCACTGCCCGTCGGTATAGGCCTGCGCGGCGAACAGCGTGCCGTCACGCTGAATGCCTGGGGCCGAGGTCAGCGGCTGGGGTTTTTCAGGCATCTGCGCTTCCGTTTACGTGCTGACTTGCGCTCACATCAGGCGCAACGTCCCCGACGGCGCTGACCGGTTTCAACTTGGCGGCCTCTCCCGCCGACTGCTGGATCGGCGGCTGCTCGTTCTGACAGATCAGCGCTTCGATCCGGTTAAGCAGCCCGCGCGTCTCCTTCGCCGGCAGTTCCGACAGTCCGCGCATGATGAGCGCCTGATCTGTCGGCGTCGCCAGGATCATCAGCGGTTTTGTGATAGTGACCTCGGCCATCGCTTACTCCTTCATTCTTTTCACACACAAGCCACATTTTGGCAGCGTCTCGGACGGCTGGCCCACATCCCATGCGCCGTACTTGAGCCCACATAGGCTGCGCAGTAGCCTCCCGTCATCCTCAACCTGCTCCCACCGATGCACGCGTTGCTGATAGCGCACGATGAGGGGTGCCCAGAAGGCGCCGTCATGAGGATCCATGCTCATTCGGTTTCGCCTGCTCGCGCCCCTGCGCCTGACCTTCGGCCAGCGCGGATGCCCTGGCCTCTGCCGCATGCGTAGCCTCATCGGTGCCTTTCTGATGCCCGAGTTTTGTAGCCATCTCCACCATATTGGCATTCATCGCGTTGGTCTGGTGCTTCACCACTTCCACGTTGCGCTTGAGGAGGCGACGCCCGATAAAACCGTCCACCGCATTCAGCACACTGACAAACGCCGCCAGCACCGCGGCGCACGCTGTCACGAAGCCGGTGGTGACTTCAGAGGGTGTCATTAACGCTTTCCATAATTCGCGCCATTGACCGCGACCCTCTCGGACAGCTGATTAACCTGTAGCTGCAACGCCGTGACCTGTCCCTTGAGTTCGTGCAGATCTCCATTTGTCGTGTAGGCAGAGTTCAGGATAAACCCCAGCATCACGATGACCGAGCCGCCGAACAGCGTCATGCCCCAATTGAGGAATGACGGCAGCGATGTACGCTCGCCATTGCCGTTGCCGTTTCTGGATGATAGCTGGCGCAGCAGCCGCTCAATCCTGTCGTCACCGCTGGCTGGATCATCTGGCTGGTGGGCGAGCGTCATACCTGTTTCCTTCACTGCAGGAAGTAAGCGAATGTCTGGCCCGTTGCCGCCAGCCCTTTGGTCAGTCCGTCGTTGGCGAATCCCGTCGATGTGCCATTGACAGCGAATGTAATCGTGCCGCTTGGATCGACGATCGCAAAAAGCGTATAGGTGGCTGCGCCGCTACTTTCGCCATAAAGCATCCCGCTACTGTATATGCCACTTGCCGGACGTAGAAGCGCCGGCATGCCGGTGAGTGTCATGGTCGTCGCGTTACTTGGGCCGGTCATCACGGGGAACGCCAGTATGACCATAGGCCCGACACGCACGTAACTGATCGATGCCTGCGGATTGGTGGTGGTGCCAGTCAGCGTGCCGTTGAACGAAGAACTGCTAATGGTCGGCACGGCACGCAGTGCACCTATACCGTAACCTGGCTCATAGGAGGAGAATTGGCCGTTCGTCGCCGCATAGATAACCGATCTGCCAGCTGTAGCGTCATAGACGTCGAACGCGCCTGGTGCCAATGCTCCATCGCGTACCTGCCAGTTGCGATTGCCAGAGTTGCCGTCTACGAGTGAGATCACCGCGCCCACGTTGGTGGTGGCGCTGATCTTCAGCACCGGCGTCGCGCTGGAGACCTGCGTGATGCTGAGCGCCGGCAGAGATGCAGTGCCGGTGATAGTCGTCGGCAGACTCAAGGTCAGGGTGATGCCGCTGGACTGGAGCACTTGCGTGCTCGCGGCGGTAAGCGTCAACGCCGTTCCGGAACTCAGATACAGGCCGTTCGTCACCGCCGTGCTGCCCATGATCGCAGCCCACGCCGCAGCGTTATTGGCCGCGACGAATACCGCGGCTCCCGTGGCGCCGGCTCCCATCGCGGTCTGCGCCGCTCCCGTGGACGCAGCTGTGACGATAGAGTTACCGACCGACGATATGCCTAAGTTCGTGCGCGCACTAGCAGCCGTCGTCGCCCCAGTGCCTCCCTCTGCCACGGTTATCGGTAGCGCGGTTCCGGTGACCGCGGTGATGACATTGGTGCCATCGCAGTACAGGATGACCTGTGCGCCTTGACCCACGCTGACCGTGGCGCCTGGACTTGCCGACTCGAGCGTGACGAGAAATCCGCCCGTCGTCTGATTGTTGATCCAGTACTGCTGCACGGACGCAGGCACCACCAGGGTTACGTTACCAGTGAGTGCGCCCGTGAGCAGATAACTGATCTGATTGAGTTGTGCGCCGGAGAGCGTATAGGTGCCAGACGCCGGCAGGTTGACGTTGATGTAACCGAAGGCGTTGGCCGAACCCGACAGCCCGTAGCCTAGCGACCAGTAGTTGGTGCCGTCGTTGAAGATGAACGCCGAGCCACCGACCGCGAATTGCTTGTTCGCGCCGTTGTCGATCAGGCCAGTTGGTGGCGATACCGTGAGAACGCCCGAACCGGCGTTGACGATCTTAATGAACCACTGCTGGTTGACCGAGCCGACTGACGGCAGCGAGAACGTGCCCGCGCCACCGTTCCAGATGAAGGTCGTCGCAAGGTCCAGCGCCGATGAGGCATAGGATGTCGATAGCGTGACGTTCGGCATCGCCTGCGCGAGCGCCAAGTTGACGACTTGAAGGCCAGCACCAGCGAGCGCTGCGACGTTAACGGATGCAGACTGCGCACCGAACTGATAGGCGCGCCATGTGCCCTGCTGGGTGGCGTTGGAGGCCAGATACACCATCCATACGGTGCCGGGCTGCGAGGTCAGCACGACATTTCCGAGGTTATCGAGCAGCTGGAACGGATAGGTGCCGAGGTTGTTGATGAATGTGGTGGCGCCCTGCGAGCCCTGCAGAGCGTTGGGCAACTGCAATGTCAGGCCCGCGGCTGCTTGCGTCACGTCCATCAGATCGGTGACGGCGCTCGATGTCTGAGCTGACTCAATTGGCCACGCAAGCGGCGTATTGGGCGCGGTCAGCTGCAATTGTGAGTACAACTGATTCGACGGCTGCACAACGCCGCCGCCAAAGACAGGGGTGAATCCTGCGGCCATTACGCCTCCTGCCTCGTCACGTTGCGATCCACCACTTTGCGCTCATCCTCCCCTCCCAGCGCTGAAATGCTGGTCTCATACAGGCCGTCCCACGTCGGCATGCGATCGTCATTCTTGATGAACGGCGTGCATTCGAGCAGCGTGCGATACAAGAGCGTTGACGGCGCGTAGTTGGTGATCCAATTGGTCGTGTTGGTCTGATCGAGCAGCGCCGGCAGCTGGTAATACAGGATCTCCCATGGATAGGCCTGGTCGGGCGTCGGCAGGATGATCCAGTGCGCATAGTCGTAGTCGGCGTAAAACTCCGGGGGCGCCTGTACTGTATCGTCCTGCCAGTATTCGCGCACATACTCGTAGTCGCGCGGGTAGATGCCGGTGCGAAAGTTGAGGTTGGTCAACGCGCCGTAGTTCATGCTGATGGTGCGCCGCCAGCGGTCTGGCTTTGCATAGACCGCTTGGCCCACGACAAACTTCGTCTGCACCGGCTGGATGTCGCCCTGAAGTTTCAGACGGTTGTTGATCTCACGTTCGGCGTTGTTGATGAGCTTGGGGAACTGATTGTAGACGGTTGGATCCACAACGCCGTTGCCCTTCTCAAGGTATGCCTGGAGGTCTGAGATCAGGGAGTTGAAGGTCATCGTGGCTGGCATGGGCTACTTACTCATCTACCGGTTAGTACGACTGCACCAAGCCCCAGATAATCACATCGCTGGTCGTCGTCGCGCCTCCAAAAACGCATGTCGTCGTTGAGGAATTACTTTGGATAAGCGTGGTGCCTTTGGTCTGATCCGTGGCAGTACACACCGAGTATCCATTCGGACCGCTCTTGACGCCCGCCCCGAATGTCACGGTATAGGTGCATGTACCACCGCCGGTGGCCGTAAAATATCCGCCTGTGCCTATGCCACTTGCGGCACTGACGGTGCATCCGGTCCCGGTCACTGCGACCGTATATGCAGGCAATGTATAGCCGTTGTTATTGGCAATCGTGTTGGTCGTGGTGCCGGAGGAATTCGTCAGCGCCGTCGTGTTACCGGCGAGGTTGTTACCCGTAATCGTCCAAGAGCCGCTACCAGAGCCGAGAATTATGCCGGTGCCGTTGACGCCGAAGTCTGCGGCAGTGCCGATGACATTGCCGACTACGGTTCCGCCTGAAGTGCCGTTAGTCGTAAGTCCAGCCGTCGTATTACCGGCTATCAGAGAGCCAGTCAGATCGAATCCGGCAATCGTTGCACTTGAGTCGATATTGATGCCATCGACGGCATTGTTGAAGAACTCAGAATTTGAGATATGGACGCCCTTACTGACACCCTTGATCTCAAGCCCGCTGCCGGAACTGGATGACGAAAACCAGTCATTCGTAAAAGACATTCTGGCGACTAATGCGCTACTTGCGCTCCCATCCAGCAACACACCATCGCTGGTGCTGGTGTCATACCAGTTCTCTGTCGATTTGATCGAGTAGACCGTTCCGCTTGAAGCTGGTTGCACTAGCAGCGAGTAGCCACAGTGCTCGAATTCGTTGCCGATCAGGTCGTAGCCAGCACCCCCTGTGATCTTGACGCAGGCGGTCGGGAGAGTGCCCGAGCCGGGGCCGGTAATTATCGAATTCGTGAGTCGTCGCACCTGAGCTGAGCCGGTGTAGCTCACGCCGAGACCACCACTTGTCGGCAGCGTGATGAATAGATTGTTGGCCGTGAAGTTTCCACCTGACTCGCCAATGCCATTGGCAAAACCGCCGATCTGCACATTCTGAATCAGCATCTGCGAGCCCGTTACATTGTTGATGGCGTAGTTGCTGTTGGAGGCGTAAAAGCTCTTAATCGTCAGATCCGAGATCGATGCGTACCCGGCCCCAGATGCGTTGATCATGTCAAAGTTGGAACTGCTTGAATTGGGTGCACTCAAGGTAGTCTGGTACATCCCAGCGCCACGAAGGCTTACGTTGTTGGCACTCAACGTAAGCGATGCCGTGTTTACAATGCATGTACCGGGCGGAAATACCACAACCGTATTTGGATTCGGGCTGGCCGCCTGAGCCGCTATCGCCGCCGTGATCGCCGCCTGAATCGTGGTCGTATCATCCGTAACACCATCGCATTTCGCGCCGTACTTCGTGACATCAAACGTCGTGCATTCTGCTCCCAATCCAGTGAGCGTGTTATTGGTGCAGCTAATCGTCTTGTTAACAACCGGAACAGCGTTGGTCTCATCTAGCAGAACTTGACCGCTGCTGCTCAGTACTCCAGATGGAAGGTTACCGCTTCCAAGCAATCCTATCGGCAGCGGTGTAATACCCCAGCTCGTAACATTGCTGTTTCCAGGCGTCGTCACGACGCCAGTCAGGGATGGAACCAGCACACCGCCGCCACCACCACTGATGAACGCCGCAATCTGCGCCAACGTCGCATGGTACGTGCATTGCCCAAGATTCGAGCACGGCGCAGTCGGCTGCACCTGCCACAGCGGCACGTACTCGTTGCCAGTCAGTGGTGTTACAGGGAGTAGCGAGCCAATATTGGTCTGCGCCACACCAAGAGCAGGCAGCAACATCAGCAGGATCATCAGTCGCTTCACAGGTCAATCTCCAATCCACCGGGACCAGTCACGAAAGGATCATCAGGCCCGACAGCCAAGTACGGCCTCACCGGAAACGCCGACTCCTGCGCCGACGGCTCCGCCCCCGTCAACGTCGCATCCGGACGTGCGAACGGCAGGCTGAAGATGTCGGCTGGTGGGGGCGGCAGGCGGTAGGGGTCGAATTGGTCCATGTCTTGACGACACACCATCAAACCTGGACTGTTGGGGTCAGGATGCAGTTCGATCAATGGGAATTTGAAGCAGCATCTGGCGCATATGCCAATGCCAACAATCGGAAGATTTGAGGTGTCAAGGTATAGCGGCATACGTCACATCGTATACACCGACAACGCGGGCGACAAAAATGTCGAACTTCTATCCGTCTCTCGACTCCACGCCTTCGTCTCCGACTCATTCCCGCGCGCAATCAGCCGATCCGTGATCCCCGGCGGCTCGCCGCGCTTGATCGCCGCGGCCTCTACTTCCGGCGTCTCGATCGCGACCGCAGCGGCCAACTTGTCTATGATCGCATTGATCCAGCGCTGCGGCACCTCGATAATCTGCGGGAGCGTGCCGACATCCATGATCTGGCGGTGGCGCGTCATGATGAGCTGGCGAAACTGCGACATGGTATCTGGTGCCGGCCAGATGTGCAGCACCGGCTGGTAGAACTGCTTGTCATACCAGAACTGCACCGGCAGGCCCTGAAAGTCCTTGTTCGGCAGGCTGATGTAGGCGTCGCGGTTGATGAGCGCGAGCGTGATCTCGGTCGGCGTGTTGGCTGCCAAGAACTGATTGACCGATAGCGTCGTGCCGCCGGTGGCCGCCAGTCGGTACGCGAGCACGTTCTGCATCGCGTTGCCGGCGACCGACGTGGTGAACGAGTCGATGTCGATCCAGATCCACGCACCAGCCGTGACCGCCTGATAGATGCCGGTGTAGATCGACGTGAAATTCACGCCGTCTGGTGACACCTGGATCGAGTAGTTCCAATTTCCCGTCTGAGCCGGCAAGAGGCCGAACTGCGTCAGATTCGTGCCGCTGGCGAGCGTCACCGTGAGCGTGCCGTTCTGTACCGTCTGCGTGTACTGGCTGGTTGTCGTCTGCGACTGGATCGATGCCGCGTTGCCGCCGTCGCTCGAGGTGACGGCACCGGTCACGAACTGCAACGTGCGGATGTTCATGTTCATGACATCGATGGTGCCTGGCGGGCACAACACCGTATTGCTGCCCTGATACAGCGGCAGGATCTGTTTGTCGAGACACCACAGCGGCAGTGCTGCGTTCGACAGTTCCGACAGATACAGGTACAGCTGCTGCTGCGCGAGGAACAGCATCTCACCGGTGATCTGGCCGGAGTTCAGACGGCAGCGGCGAAAGGCGCTCGCGATCACCTTTTCGGTGTTGAATACCGTGTGTGAGATTGTGCCGGATGTCGTGCCCGGCGTCGGTGCCATCTGCGAGATGACCGGCAGTACGACCGTGAGCGTTGCCACGGCGGACGTGACCGTGCCCGCACCGTTGGAGACGACGACATAGACATTGTTGCCCTGCGCGCTCTGTGTCAGAGGCCCATAATTGAACGCGGCAGTTGTTGCCGCTGCTACCGGCTGGCCCTGCACATACCATTGGTACTGAAGAGTCGTGCCAGTGGCATAGACCTGAAATGTCGCGTAACCGCCAAGCGCCCCTGCCTGATTGGACGGCTGGATGACGATGACAGGAGCGACGTCGGCGCTTGAGCCCTGAAGGTTCAGTAACAGTGGGACGAGCATCAGCCCACCCCCATCAACATGCCGGCGCCCCCAGTCGTGGGAATACCGCTGGATGAGTTGAACGTCATTATGAGGCCAGCGCCCTGCACATAGTTGCCAGTGGTATAAGCCCCAGCGTAAGTGCCGACCGCTACGGCTGCCTGATACTCCACGAAACTAGGGCAGTAGCTCGCGCCGTTGCCTGGATTCTGACCACCAGACGGGATCGTCCAGCCTGATCCTGCGGTAAAGGTATCGGCAGCCGTCGCGCCAGCGCTGAAGTTGAACGCGAACAGATCCTCACTAGCGTTGGCAGTTGTGGCCGAAGCTCCTGCGTGCGAGGTGCCGAATGTCCCGATCAGAGAGAACGTCGCGGCTTTGTCTAGCGCGCTTGAGGTCGCGCGTCCGGTAAATGTCATTACGACAAACGATAAGTTTGCAGTACCCCCGGCGATATTGACCGTGATGACGTGGCCCGCGCCTCCGGTGATGTTCTGCGCGTAGTAGCCATACAGCACGTCGCTGCCAGCAGTGAGGTTTGCCGGACCCTTGATCCACGTATTGCCGTAGGTGTCGGTGATCGACGCCAGCGTTTGCGCCGTGGATTTTATGTCGATGCCGATCGCCATCAACTGGCCGCTGGATGTGGTGATAGCGGCGGACGATAGGGCCGCCACGAGTCCGGCCCCGGTGTTCGCGCTGATGACTTGACCGAATGCCATGGTCAGACGATCAGATTGCCAGCAGCGCTGCGCTGCCACACCTGCGATGAATAGATTGTCATCCCCTGCACGCCGCCGCTGTTCATAATCAGCATCAGGTGGCGCCAGTCAAGGATCGACATGCACACATCCCCGTAGGTGGGGTACGGCTTGCCGTCGCCGTTGTACCCCTGGTTTTGTTCGGTCGGGGCGCCAGCGGCTGTCGGCGTGGGGTAGTGCGTATAGTCGGTCGGGTCGTGGTAGTTCCAAAAGCACGGCCGCGCATTCCCGTCGTAAGGGTTGGAGGCTGATCCCGCAAGCCCACCGGCGATTTTGACGCGATCAAAATAGAAAGCCAGATACCCCTGCGTTGTGGTCGTCTGTCCGCTACCTGTCGCTGGCACCCACAGCATCCCATACTTGTGCTGCTGGCCGAAATCGGTGCCGACAGGTACGGGCGTTGAACCTGACGACCCACCCACGATCTGATGCCACTGGTTGCTCGGCCCCCAGTTTATCGCGTTGCCGCTCACATGATTGGTCCAGTTGGACATGTTGATTTCAAATCCTGACGGATGGCCCCCGGCGACCGTGAAGTCGTACTCCATCATGTCGATTTCGATGTAGTCATCCATGCCGCTGGAACCATCCGCATTCTGCAACTGCGGCACTGACGGCCAGAAGGTGGATGTGGTCACCGGCCAGCTTTTCGTGTACGGCGGCCCCTGGCTGGTATGTTCCAGATCGACCAGCCACAGCGCGGCGGGTGCCATGCCTGCGAAGTTGTTGTTCTGGGAATTGCTGATCGTCGCGGTCACCTCCCAGTACATGCCTCCGCCGTAGCCCACGCCGACGAATCCGTTTGCATTGTTAGTCGAGTGCGCGCTGCTCAGTGCAGCAACGGCCGTCGTGTTGTCCTGAAGACTTATCGTCCCGTCCGCGTTCTGGGTGTAGTTGGATGGCGGAACCGTCGATCCTTGGAAGTTCCAGGTGTACCAGTTGTACTGGGTCGGAGAGATCAATGTAGAGTTGTGCGTCAGCGTGTTGTATCCAACTGCGGATGCTGGTGCAGGGGCAGCGCCAGGCAGTTCAGGTTCAGTGATGATCCACGCATCGTTTAGGTACGCAGTCGCCCCTGAGTTACTGGCAAGAGTCCAGCCCTGGCACCAAATCATGATGCCAACGACGTTTGGCGTATTAGTCTTGATGTCCTGAAGCGTCGTCGCGTAACTGTACCCGTCTGGCGTGCTCGCTGACCCGTTGCCCATCTCAGAAATGATGACCGGGCACCCGGTGGCGACGAGCGCCGCGTAGCATCCTGAGTTCTTCGCATTGGTGCCCACGTTGTCGGTGTAGGAGTCGAAAGATACGACATCAACCTGACCAGCGACGTAGCCTGCGGTATAATTGCCAACGCCATCGTTGATGTTGTAGTTCCACAGGCAATTGCTGGTTACGCCTTTGGAGATGAGGTAGTTGCGAGTAATCGTCCACAACTGCTGGAACTGTGATCCCGTACAGAAGCCGCCGATACCGTACCATTCCCAGGTGCCGTTCAATTCGACGAATGGACGGAAAATGTACTGCCCGTTAATTTGCACCAGCAGCGCCGCGATTGCGTTGAGGTTTCCGATCCAGTTGTTGTAGTACGTGCTACCCACGGTGAGCAGCGACGGGAACGGGTTGACGCTCAGATCCTGCGAGTTGGCGTTGCCGCCGAACTGATTGGTGCCGGGATTGCCGGGCCACATCGATACGTGCGGGATGGCACCGGACGCTAGGATCGCATTCGCCAGCGCGACCACGTTCGCGTTGCCGCCGGCCGTCTGCTGCGACGTGCCGCCGTTGTACGGGCCTTGCACGCCGATACCGACCAACGCGACTTTCTGGCCATTGATGTTGGCATTGGCAGCGGTTGTGCTGCCGCTGCTGAAACTTCCCCACGGCGTCGTGGCCTGCGCGTCGTAGTAGTCAGTATGCTGGCCAGACAGGATACGATTGGTGCCACCGTTCGGCAGCGACGCCAGATAGGCCAGCAAGCCTGTGGGCGCGACCGCCGCGCTGGTGGTGGCAGACGATACGGCCGAGGTCAGCGATGGCGTCAGCGCGCCATTGTTGTCCTGAGCGAACGCCTGATAGCGGTAGGTCGTCGATGGCGACAAGGCGCTGTCAGTGTACGGCCACTGTGCCAGCGTCAGCGTGGCGATGGCGTTGAATGCGTTGCCACCGACTGATCGTTGCAGGACGTAGTTCTTGACGCCGTTGATCGGCTCGGTGGATACGGTCGTGAGTGCCACTGATATGGTCGATGAGCCGGTGGCAGACGCCATGATCTGCGGCGTCGTTGGCACCGTGGAGGCCGGCGCCTGAGTCGTTGCCGTAACAGCCAGTGAAAGGTGAGACGCATCGGCATTTGGAGATGCGTTGATCGCCTCGGCGCGGTAGCTCGCCGTTGTTTGCGCCGTGAGCGTGTTGTCGGTAAACGGGAACGCGCCGGGGCTCACATCCTGCAACACTGTGTATGGCGCAGAACCTATTGAGCGGTAGAGCACATAGTAGGCAATGCCGCTGACTGGCTCGAGTGATGGCGTCGTCAGCGCGATGCTTATGGCGGTCTGAGACACCGCCGTCGCCGTGATGACCGGCGTCGTCGGTTCGCGTGCCGCCAGTGATGCCAGAGCCGTGGTCATCGGCGTTACAGATACCCGATATTGACGATGACTTGTGCGGCCGCGACTGCGGTCGTGTCATTGTCGGCCGCACCTCCTGTGATGGCGAATGCGATGCCGGTGCCGCAGGGAAAGCCGCCGCCAAGCTGCGGGTTGTTGCCGAAGCCCGCCGGCAGCATGTAGACGGCGAAAGTCGCGTCCGTGCCGACCGTTGGCGATGAGGCCTTGTTGTAGATCTTAAGATACGCCGGCGAGCCGCCGGTGTTGGTGGCCGAGATATAGCCGATCTGGCCGCCCGATGTCTTGAGCGATGTGGCGTTGGTGCTCGCGGCAGATATCGTGCGGCTCTGCGTCCAGCCGCCTGAGACCGCGGCGCCCACCGCGACATAAATCTTACGATCTGTGGTCAGCCGGATAGCACCTTCCGAACCTGATGTCAGGCCGGATATACCGTCGTTGAACACGCCGAAAAACGGCAGCCCATTGGTAGTACCGGCGCTGAAGGTTGCATTGTCCTGTCCGGCAGGCACGCCTCCGACGGCAAGATTTACCTTCAGGTTCCCCGAGCCATCAACCTGCCCAAGCTGCATGGTCGAGCCGTTGCTGAAGCTGACCGGGGTGGCGACGCTGGCCGCCGATGCGCCGATGCTGCCGGACGTGCCGCCAGCCGCGGCGCCCGCCACGATGTTGACCTTGACGTTGCCGTTGACGTCGATCTGGAACGGACACAACTGGCCGTTGGCTACCGTCGGGGCGCCAGTGTTGTAGACGCCGCCGACCTGCAGGGGGTTGCCTGCCGGAATCGTCAGAGTGCCGTCCTGCCCTTGAATTGGCAGGCCGTTGCTGAAATTGACCAGCACCGGATCGGACGTGCCGTTCTGCGTCTCAAGCAGAATCTTCTGGTGCATCAGGCCGACAGGGGTTGTCGAGTCCTGATAGGTCGCGACGACCACGGGGCCTGCGCCTGGATTGAGCGGAATATCGGATGGACCAGCCATTGAGAGTTCTCCGTAAAGAGTGCTCTTAGGTGGCCTACCAGCTGACCGGGCTGGCCTAAAATCAGAGCGATTCTAGCCTAAAAACGTCAGTTCATGCCAATGCGCCTCACAGCGTGCCTGCTGCATAGGGGAACCACTGATACGTTCCACTCACATAGGTGCAACGCCAGTGCGAGAAGCCGTTGGTGTTGGAGGCGATTACCTCGCTGAAACCAGACACCGGATCAGTGACGGTGAGCGTGAAGGCTCCTGGGGTCGCGGCCTTGCGCACAATCTTGAATTCCTGCCCCTCAAACGTGCCAGTCGGCAGCGTCACGGTGCGGTTTGCCGTGAGCGTCACGTTAAACCAGATATAACGCGCTGAAAGCACCGTCAGCGTAATGCTGCTGTCGCCGTTGGTCTGAGTGGTATCCGGCGTCATCGCGTCGGCGAACACGCGCGGTGCAAGCGCTGACGTGCTGGTTGTTTTGGCCACATTCACCGGAGCGTAACTCTGCGTGCCGCTGGCAACGCCTAGTACATTCACCATCGACATCACTTCAAGAGTGTTGCTTGACGAATACGCTTGGGTATAGGGAAGAAACGTCGCGTAGTTCCCAATGTTCTGCCAGTTGAGCCCGTTCGCGGACAGTTGTCCGTACGTGATTGCACCCACACCCAAGAACGCGGCATAGACTGGAGTGCCACTGGTGCCGCCGGTAATGTTGGCGCCAATGGCTTTCACGCTTTGGGCGTTGACGTTCGTGTTTAAGAATTGCCACACGACCGCAGCACCACTGCCAGTGGTCGATGTACTGCCGGCGAGAGAAAGTCCTTCTGTTTTTGAACTGATGATCGTCACCATCAAACCGTTCCCAATGGCGATCTGCGGGACGCTGCTACTATATGAGCCGCCGTTGAGTTCGACCGACTCAAGCAAAACGTTATCTACATTGCTGATCTGGATGACAGGCTCGTTGGCTGCGGTCGAAGCGCACGAGAAGTACAGGTTACGCAGGGTGATGGTCGGCTGCCCGGCCGTCGATGCCGACAGATTAACGCCGGACCCCACCAAGGTAGGCTGAAATATACCGTCCGATACCGTCATCCCCCACACAGCGATATTGGTCGTCTGGCTGATGAATCTGTAGCCGTTGACCGCCTGGAAATGATGGATGCTGAAGTTGAACGCCTGGTAGCTCGCGCCGCCGTTGAACAGGAACGCCACCGCATTGGTCTGCGCGAATGTCTGATTGTTCGACCACTGCAAGGTCATGTAGCCGATGTCGAAATTGTTGTTATTGTTGTTTCCGGTGAAATTGAATATCGGCGTGTTGTTCGTCACTTGGTTGATGACGGTGCCCTGACGCGACGTGCCGTGAATGTAGAAGCCTGCGGCGTTCGGGATCGTGAGCGCGGCGTTGATATAGTAGACACCGCCGCCCAACTGGATGCTGTTCGGAGTAGTGGACGTGTAGCTCAGGTTATTGAGCGCCGCCTGAATCGCGGCCGTGTCGGTGGCGCCGCTGGTGTCACCCGATGGCGCGATGGCCACGCTTCCGAAGCTGCCGCTTTGCGTGACCGCATACCATATCCCGGCGTTGTTCCACACCGGACCCACGCCGCCGCCTACGCGTGCCTGCGCTCCGGTCTCGACTCCTGATGCCGGAAACGCGGTCGTGAGCGCTGAGAGCGATGAGAAGTATCCCAGATCCGGCGCGTAGGTTCCTGCTGCCATCTCAGTACCCCATCGCCATGAACGTGATGACGTCGCCAGCCACGGCAGCGCCGCTCACAGTGACCGAAGTCGTGGACTTTGCCGTCTGTAAGAATGGCGTCTGCGAGGTGAGGTTAGAAGCCACGCAGATCCAACCGTGAGAGGCCGCCGGCAGTGTTATGACCGCCGTGCAGGTGCCATTGACGGCTGATGCGAATGTGCCAGCTGCGACCAGTTGCGTCGTGTTGGCGCCCCCGACGAGCGGCGTCGTGCCGTTGCCACCGATGGTGAAGCTCGCAGTGGATGGAATGAGCGGCGACGCCCCTGGCCCATTGGCCGCAGCCGTGATGCGCCCCTTGGCGTCGATCGTGATATTGGCGGCAACGAATGAGCCGACGTTGGCGTTCACAGTGGCGAGCGTCAGCTGCGTGCCGCCTGCTGATGAGGTCGCATCCCCGGTGAACGCTGGCAGCGCCGTGGTCACATCGCCAGTCGTCAACGTCACAGCGCCTGAGCGAGCGTTGAAGGAGGTCACGCCGCTGGCGGCTGCCAGATTGGCTATGGCCTGAACAGTCGTCTGTACGGTAGCCCCGGCCTGCCAGATCGGCACGCCCTCCGATCCGCCTAGGGCACCGGAGGCAGGGAGCGCGTTGATGGTCTCGTTGGCCATCGTGGCCTCAAGCGAAAATCAGATTGTTGCCGCCCTCGGTCACCAGAAACGTCGTCCCGGCAGTATCGGCCACCCAGTAGATCGGTGTGGTAGGCGCCGGCAGGCGCAGTACGAGTGCCATCATGGCGTAGTGGAATGCTATGGCTATGGCGCTCACTGCTTCACTTCCTCATCCAGTGGAACACGGGGTTTCCCCCACCACTATAAGCGGTATGCCCGAATGCATCCCACGACTCGTTTAGACCGCTATTAGCGCATATACCGACTTTATTGGTGCTCGCAAGATTCAGGCCGTTAGCCGGGCAAGGTGAGTAACTGCCTGTCAAGTTGACAGACGTAAAGTTAGCAGCGGTTCCACTCAATACGCCTTGCGTCGTGATAGACCACCCAAGAGTGCCACCGTAGTTGACAGAGACCGCGTGAGCACTGGTGTTGCCCGGCACTGCGATAGTCGTTGCCGCTGTTCCATTGATAACCTGGCTACTTGTAGTGCCCAGCGTTAGCACAGCGGCAGACTCGTTGGCAATATCGCAGATCAGCCCGTCGCCATTCGCGCGGATTAACGGCAGTACCCCGGTCCCTGAGCTGGACCCCGAATAGGCGCTGTTAGACGTTGCGCAAGCATTGCCGCCCGAGGCGAATTGCGAGGTCTTTGCGCCGAAGGGGTAGTTCTGCCAATCGATGAATGAATCGGCATTATTGAAGCACGCATCCGCTGTCGTGACACCGGAGATGTACAAGAGCCCCGCGTTGTGCTCACAGCGTGTGTCGGTGTTGTCGATGGAGAGCATCGAGAAACCGAGACCGACATTGGACGTTCCTGCGGATGCGCCCAGCGCAGAGCGAGGGCCATTGATAACTGGGTTACCGAACGATCCGTCTATGTCGGTGGTGAACCCGCCGTCGTAATTTACGTTAAGAGTGCCAGAACTTCCGCGCCAAACTACGCTCGCAAGGCTGCCGCCTGTCAGGATATTGAAAACGAATTGATTGCCACGCCCCTGTTGCACGGTCAGCAACGAGTTATCAACCCCGCTCGGCGTTTCCAGATCCAAGTTGGTAAACGCAGACTCCGTGATAGTGGCGTGATTGACATTGGAATTTTGGTTCGCAATGACTTCCATTGGGGAGAAGCCGTAACTATTCACGCTAATGGTCGCGGAGCCAGTAGCAGCAACAGCCACACCGCCGATGTACGGAGATGCCGTAATTACATTGGCTGCACTGCTCACCACGAAATACGTGGTACTGGCGCTAAATCCGCTGTTTGTGAGTGTACCGGACATCACCACCGGCTGATCGACAATGAACTTAGTCGAATCACTCACGGCGATGTTGGCCGAAGTGTTCGTCATCGTGCCGGTCTGCGTGACCTCAGTACGGCCGCCTGAATTCTCCCCACCTACCGTATCGATGATGAACTGATTAAGGCTGCCGCTTGCTCCGCGAGCATAGATCAGCAATCCCCTGACACCCAGATAGCCGGTGCTGGTATAGCCGTTGACGTCGATGCGAGTGCATTTTGAGTTGCCGTTGTAGTTGGCGGTGCCCCCGGATGAGAGGAAGCCGATTTGCACCGAACCATTGCTTGCTGCATAAAGGTCGTCGCAATAGCTCAGATGATTAAAGTTTTCCTCCCAGATCCCGCCGACGGCGTTGTTGAAAGCTGCAACGTGCTCAACACCACCAGAAAAGAGGCCAGGATTGTATAAACCGCCGTCCTTGATACCGTAGTTGCAGTCCGTGATCGACAGATTTGCAATCAGCGAGCCATAGACCATGCCGTTGAGGAATGCCACGCCATTCGAGGGTACGGTTACAAGGTCAGTATTGTTGTAATCGCTGCCGTCATAGTTGCCGCCATTGCACGACAGGACCGTACCGGACGGAACGAAATTGCCATTGTTTAGCGTGTAGCCGAATCCAGTACCGATCAGGGCGACGCCAGCATATCGTGTCAGCGGCGCGGAGAGGTAGATTGCGACATTGATCGGGCCGCTCGCGTAGGTCTGCGACGGCGTTATGTTGTAAGTGCCGAGGCCACCTGTCCCAGTTCCGAGCGACGCCACTGTCGTGGTATTAACTGCGCCGGCGCCGGGAACAATGACCACATCATTCGCGGCGATTCCAGGGCAGCTCGGAGGCCCGGTGATGGCTGTGACCGTCATCACTGTAGCCGTGATGGATGCGACGTAGGTGCATGGCGGGATCAGTACCTGACCGCCGCCCGCAGCCTCGGCTGCCACCATTGCTGCCGTAATGCCAGCGGAGGTTAGTGACGTGGGCGTCCAGACGTTCTCGTAGCCGGCGGAATAATCGGTGTTGTTCCCAGTCTTGTTAGATACCGGAACAGCGTTCGTCTCATCGAGCAGAATTTGACCGCTGGAGGAAAGCACCGCCGATGGCAGATTGGTGGTCGCAGTCAGCGACGTGCCCCCGGAAGCGTAGTACGGGATCTGCCCAGTGGTTCCAGATCCGATGTTACCGCCGGTGCCAGTACACGAAGAGGAGTTCACCCAGAACGACTGCGAGGAATTCCACACCAGGCATTGGCCGTTGACCGGGGAGGTGATATTAAAACTCGGCGGCCCCGTAAACCCCGTCGAGGTCTGCGCCCAACTGATGCCCGGCGCCAGCAGCGCCAACACCACCAGCAGCCGCCTCAACACACCATCCCCGACTGATCGACGGAAAATGCTGCCGTGCCGGTGCCCGAGTTCGTGAGCAGGCGCACCGCGGTCACCGGACCCACCAGATTCGTCGCGGACGTCGCCGTGATGCCGGTCAAGCCGCCGATGCCAAACCAGACGAAGGGGCCAGGTGCGCCGCCGTAAACGTCGTCATTGGTGAACTGCGCGGTGGCGTTCAACGTCCCGGTGATCGCCACCGTCACCGCGACATTCACCGGATTCAGGTATCGGTCGATCGGCACCGGCAGACTCGCGCCCACGCCCACGGTATCGACCGTCATGGCGGTGCCGACGGCCGCTGAGGCCGCAATTTTGGTCACCGTGGTGTAGTTGTTGACCGAGTTAACAGTTGCGTTATTTGGCCCTGCCAGCACCTCGGTGACCGTTTGACCGGCATCATTGGTGCCGGAAATGGTGAAATTGACCGCTGAGAGATTTCCGGTCGAGGTCAGGCCAATGAGCTGCTGCGCCGCCATCGTGGCCACGCCGCCGCTGGCCAAACTGCCGTTGATCAGCAGGTTCCCGGCGGCGCCCAACGTCTGGGAGGCGGCTACGGCGCCGACCGCGCCTGCGACGAGGGTCCTAGTGAGACGTACTGGGCGCACGGGCTAGCACCGGCCGCCGCCGCGCATGCCGCCCTTGCGCTCATCATCCTTGTGCATGCCGCCGCGGGCGTGCTTCTTCATGTGGCCACCACGCTTCATCTTCCCGCCGCGCTTGTAGTCCGCCCACTTGCCCTTTCCAGGCGTGTCGTACTCCTTGCCCAGCGTTGACATGCCGCCCTTGGCGTACTTCAGTCGGCCGCCTGGCGTGACCTCATTGCCGCGCTCAGTGCTCGGGGGAAAATTGGCTGGTGCCAGCTTCGGCAGTCCCGCGTCGTTCTTGCGGCCCATCATCGACCGGCTCTTCCTCATCATGCCGCCCTTGGCAAACTGCTGCGCGCCGCCGGGCCGCACCGTCTCGCGCGATGGCACCGCGTATTCCTCGCCGGTGGCAAGACCCCCGATCCGATAGCCCTTCACCTGGCCGCCGCGGGCGTGCTTGTGCATGCCCTTCAACGTCTTGGCGAGCGCGGCCTCGCGCCGGACCTTGCCGCTGGAGGAGTGCTCGGCCTTCTTCATTTTGCCGGCCGGGATCTTCTTGCCCTCCGGCACGCCAAGCGCGCGGTGCAGGGCGCCCTTGTTTTTCGTGGCACCCTCAATCCAGTGCCCGCCTTCCGCAAACCGGGCCATGCGCGACACCGGCGCGGAGCGCACCACGCCGCCGCGCATGTAACCTTTCACCGGCTGGCGGCCGGCGGATCCGGTGAAGCCGTCGGAACTCGAAAAGTGCCAGCCTTTCTTGATCGTCATGCGTGGGCTCCTATCAGAAAGTTGGCGTCGCCAGAATCGATGTCCGATCCTCGACCACATACACCTGGTCGACCGACAGCACGCTGGCGATGCCAGTCGTGTTCTGCAGCGCCAGCGTCGGGGTGAGCAGCGTCGTGTACGGGAACGTCGAGCCGCAGGCGATCTCGTTCCTCCACGCCGCCGAGACTCCGGCGCCCGACAGTTCCATCACCACCCGGCCGTACTGCGGACCGCTCTGGCCGCCGGCCGAGTACACCCCGCCGTCGTAGTACCAGGTGAAGGTGAAATACGAGCCAGCTACCAGCGTGGGGACGGCTCCGGTGGAGGCCGTCAACGTCTGCGCGGTGCCTGAGTTCGCCAAGATCTGCACAGTCAGCGCAGTTGCCACGTTCGACAACCAGATGCCATCGGTGAAACCGGAGAACGGCGTGGTGGTCGAATTCGCCAGCCCAAGAATCAGGTTTGGCGCCGTGGAGGACACCTTAACCGTCATCTTGCCCCAGCAGCGAAGCCCGCTGGCCAACTGGAAACTCGCGTTCTTCAGCTGGAACGAGGTGGAATCGCTCGTGCCGGTCGTGTTGGTCAGCGCCAGCACACCGCCATTGGCCGCGGTCAGCGCCTGGGTAGGCGAGCCGGACGTGACCGTCGTGACCGTCCAGTCGCCCGCCGCGTAGGTGTCGAAGTCGTTGAAGTACGCGTGGTACGGCGCCGGGGTCGAGAACGGCAGGTCGGAGAAGAAGCCAGATTCGTGGTCCGAGTTCACGCCGCCGCCGCCCTTGGGGTCGCCGAATCTGTCTATGCGGTTGTCAAACATGGGTCGGTGCTCCTAGTGGCGGCTGTCGCGACAGGTATGCTATGGCGGCGGCTTCGAGAACCTTAATGTCGTGCTTCAAGGTCGGGACCGTCATTCCCGCGGTTGCAGTTCGAATCAAAGCAATCCGCGAACGCGCTTTGTGTCGTGGCAGTGATCGACGGCGAGAGAAAGAACTTTTCCGCCAATCTCTTTGTCCTCGGGCTTTTTGCAGATCGCGCAGGCGTGGTTCTGACGCTCAAGCATCTCGTTATAATTCGCAAGCGTAATTCCGTAATAACGCCGTAGATGAACGTCGCGAAAGTAGAGCGGATCTTCATCCCGCTGTCTCTGAGCATAGAGACGCATGTACTCGCGTTTAGTCTTTGCTTGGACGGGATCGGCCGGAACACGCCAATACCAGTTATCTGGTCCAATTGGCTTTTCTGGATCTCGTGGCTGAAGGGACGGGTGCAGAACATCGGCCGGTTTCTCTTTGACACCAGCAACAAACTGCCAAAAATCTTCGATCCACTCTTTGCAAACCTGCTCCCTTCTGGTTCTCCGTAGACCGGCCCAAGCGCTGTAAAGCGGATGACTTTCGGTGCCGCGCTGTTTGAGGCGCTTAGGTTCAAGTTCTCCAAGATGCTTGAGCCGCCAGTAGTGCTTGTGGCACAGCCCTTTTGCGCGCGCCGGCGAATCACATCCAATGGCCCGACATTTCTTCGATACCAGCATGGTGAACCTCCATTTTTGAAGGCCTCCATATTAGTAGAGAATTCTGTCACTGTCGAGAAACCTGTCAAAGACCCGGCGTCGCATACAGGCGACCGAGCTGTCTCGACCACCCCGGGCTGATACCGTCCTGTCACTTTGAAGCGTACTCGAGTCGGAATCGAAATCGCCCTTCCGTCGATTTCTCCTGCCTCCGTCTCCGTGTCAACATCATGCACCCCGGCGACCCCGCCGCATCCGTCTGAATCCCCCACATGGTCGTGGATGTGATGCGCGACAGATTCGCCTGGCCTTCCGGCAGCATCTTCAGCGACAGCACCGGGTTCGGATCGTTGAGCGCGCCGCCGGCGCGCAGCACCGTCTTGAGCAGCACCTCGGCCTGCAGCACATTGGACGGGCCGGTCACGATCTTGAGCGGCGCCACCCGGATGCGCTTGTTGGTGTAGTCGACCGCGTTCCGGATCTGGATCAGCAGCTGCTCGAGCGAGGTCTGCGACAGCGCCGCGGGCGTCGCCAGCAGGTTCGAATAGTTGCCGCCGATGATCAGCGGGTGGTTATTGGCCACCCAGCACACGCCGTCGCCGTAGGTGTACGCTGAGTTGAAAGCGCGGTTGAACAGGTTGGCAACCAGCACTTCCTCCGTCTCGACATACGCCTGCGCCAGCTGCTCGGCGCCGATGGTGCCGATGCGGATGTGATCGCCGTCCTCGACCAGGATCTTGGTGAGCGCGAAGCCCATGCCGTAGACCTTGTAGACGATGCGGTAGATGTACGCCTGCCCGAAGGTCGAGTAGGTGATCGCCGTACCGTCGGGGATCTCCGGCACCGCGGGCATCCCGTACAGCACCGGGAACTCGTGGTACGCGCGGTCGATGCCCTGCTTTTCCTTGGCAACCTGCTTCCATTCCTCGGTGCGCTGTGCGAAAACAGAATCCACGACCTCGTTGAGGATCGGGGAGACGACCGACTTGAATTGAAGTGAACTGACTGGGACGGCCATTTACGTGTCTCCCTTACGCTACGCCGACAATCGGGTAGACGAACTGATGATGCGCAATTTCCAGCTGCACGATCGTGTAGGCATCCCCGAAGGCGTTGTCCGCCCCCGGTGTGATGCCCACGACGCGCAGCAGCCGCTGCGAGCTGCTACTGAGCGTCGTGGTGTCGAGCTGCCCGGTGCAAAGTCCGGTACTGGCGGTCGTCACGACGCTGGCGAAGTCGATTTCAGATCCGATCGACGTCTGGGCGAGCGAGCCGTTGGCCTGCGCCTCGTAGACGATCGAGGGCGAGCGGCTGAAGTAGGCCACGACGTTGGTCGCGGCGGTGCTCGCCTTCCAGTAGTTGGAGATCTGATGCACCCCGGAGGAGTCATCGTACTCGACACCCATGAAGGTGCCGATGATGCCGGTGGTGTCCGTGCCGTTGACGCCGGCCGCGGCGACCAGGAAGCCGCCGGAGAACTTGACCGGCGAATTCTCGCCGATCGCCGTGGCGTAGCCGGTTTGGATGCCGCCGGGCAGCGCGATGCGAAAGCTTACCGGGTCGAAACCCGGAGCGTTGCAGATTCTAAGGCCGAATCCACCTGAAATGGATGACATGGGTGACTCCGAGGGAGATCATTGCGATAGCTCCCTGGATTCCACGAAATCATCCGATGGCATGTCGCCGCCTAGCATGCGTCGCATCTCGAGTTCGCGCGGCCGATACGGGCCTTCGCTACCCTCGCCATACATCCGGGTGAAGTCAGGGGCACCAGGGTCCACTGCCATCTGCCGGTTGCCTTCCTCGACGTCCAGACGAGTACGTCGATCTCGCAGATCAGGGGCCTGCTCGGCGACCCGCGCGTTGATCGCGCCGGCCTGCTCGAGCGGCTGCTCGTGATGCGAGATCTTCATGTAGTCGTCGTACAGTTCAAGCCTGATCTTGGCGGCTAACATTTCGTTGACGGTAATGCAGCCGGGGTAGTCGCCGGACACTTGTGTCACGGTCTCCCAGCCGGGCAGTTCCTCAAGCTTGATCAACTCGTACCCCATCTTGAATCGCGAGTAGAGGGGGTCGGACGGGTTACTCTTGCTCAGCCAACACACATGATAGCCGTCAATGGCGGGAAGGTTCGGCAGACGGTCCTGAAAAAACGACCGTCGATAATTGTCGCGACGCTCCGAGTCGGTCAACTCGCGGTTAGCCGTGGCGGCGCGCTCTTTCAGCTGCCGGGCCTGGCCTGTCCGCTCCGAACCTTTCTTCAATCTGGCGTCAGTCATTTCGCGTTCACTTGACGTTCTGCGCTCTCAAATTACGCCGATAATCGGCGATGACACGGTTGCGGGCCTCTTTGTTGCCCCAGATGCCAGCCTCTTCCATGCCATCTCTCAACTCGCGGGGGATCGTCACCTCTCCGCGCTTCAACGGCCGCTCGCGCCCGCCCACGGCCATGCGCGGACCGCCAGCAGCGCGCTGCGGCGCACCGGCGTTTCCGTTGACCTTGGGTGCCTCACGGCGTACTGGAGCAGACTCGTCGTCATCGTCCGCCTCATCCGCGCCGGCACCTTCATCGAAGAGGTGCGCGAGTTGCGGGTGCTCATGGACTCGAGTACTCTGCGTTGATACCACTGCTT